CATATCGGTGTTTCCCATGCGAGGTTTCTCAGCGTTCCGTCATCGTCATCATAGAATACAATAAACTCTGCCGTGTCCGTCTGCATTTCGTTCTGAATGAGGTCTACAGAAGAGTTGATGCTAACGCTTATAATTGAGTCTTCGTCAAAAGAAAAGAGGGGGTCGTTATAGTTTTCCCCAATATAGATTGCAGTATCCAAAACGATCCCCCTTACGTTGTGATAAGACTTTTGCCGTGTTCCCTCTGTACCGCAGTCTGGTCGTTGTAGATTGCCCGTGCGAACTCCCGTCCGTTCAAATTAAATACGAACTCAGTCTGCTTTCCTCCGGAAGATCCACCTGCTGCGGTCATGGCACGAAACACACCACCCTCGATAGCCTCAACGATTTGGTCGTTGTTGGCAACCGCAGTGTGTCCACCGATGGAACCAACCATCTCAGCACCGGACTCACGTGCGATGAACAGTTGACCCTCGGACGGGTAACCACCGGAAGCGTACCCACGCACACTTGCGCCTATAGATGAACTTGCACTTCTAAGAGAGAAAACGCTACTGATTGCTCTGGCAATAGAACTTATTAGGTTTTGAATGAAACTGATAATGCTGTTTATAATATTTTTAACCGTTGCTGCAAAATTGTTAAACAAACCAACAATGCTGTCTAGTGTGTTTCTTATTGCGTTAACAACGGTATCCCAGTTAAACGCAACAGCAGCACCAAGAGCAACACCACCTGCCACCATTAGCCCAAGGCCAAGAGGAAGTGCTACACCGGACAAGACGAGTATCAAACCAATTGCGAGTAACGACATACCTGCAATTGCCATGATCTCACCAAGTTCACCACGCATCATCTCTGTTAGATAATCCCAGTTAATTGCAGCAGCGGCAGCTAGAGTCGCAGCACCTGCAACAATCAAACCAATGCCTAGCGGAATGTTTGCTCCCGTGAGTGCTAGAATAAGTCCTATACCAAGCAACGCACCACCTGCTGCCAACATGATATCTTGAAGCACTGTCTGTATGTTGTGAGGAAGTGCCATCCAGTCAATGATTACACCAGTTGCCAGAGATGCAACACCTGCTGCGACAAGTCCAAGTCCAAGGGCAGAGAACCCTGGGCAAGCAAGAAGCAGTATAATGCCGACCGCAAGAAGTGCCGCACCAATAGTAATCATGATTGCGGACAAAACCCGTGCTACTTGCTGATCCACCATTGACCAGTCTTCCTTCAGAGCATGAACCATACCTGCGACACCAAGAGCAATCAATGCGAGTCCAAGAGGAATATTAATGCCGGACAAAGTCAAGAGTAAACCAAGTGCGAGGGCAAACCCGGCTGCGGCAAGTTCAATTGCAGCAAGACTGTCGTGAATCTTCATTGCCCAATCATCGAGCGGAGTGTCCTCAAAACTGAACGGACTCGGAGATCCCCCTGCACCACCACCTCCGGTGTTACCAGGTGCTTCCAGTTTATTGATCTCATCGAACCCCATCAACTGGTTCTTCCACTCTTTTGCGGCTTTTGCTCCACCTGCCATAGAGTCGGCAAGTCCGGCTGCGTTGGCCTGTGCTTTGATGTATGTTCTTCCGGTAAATGCGGAGAACAACTGCGACATGGCATCTGCCAGTCGTGTAATCAAATTGAGAACAGCAATGATAATCGGAGCAACGGCAGCGTACAGAGCAATGAACGCAGAACCGACCTGCCCCTTCATTGTGTTCGCAGACATCTTCACGTTGTCTATTGCCTGTGCGAACCTATGCCCTTCGGATGCAATGCCTTGACTGAAAGCGTATGCTGCTTGCATACCTTCTGAGAGTGCATCGGTAATGCCTTTGATAATGCTGCGGATGAACCGATAAAACGCAATTCTCTTCAGAGAACCGATAAAGTTGTTAAGCGGTGATTGTACTTTTTTTGCTTCTGAGGACAGAGATTTAAGGGAACCAGTAACTTTCCGAATCTCTGCTGCCGCAGATGTTGCCTTGTATTTTACTTCTATTTCAAGGCTTTCAAGCGTGTCTGCCATTTAATCACCCTTTTGTTTCTTACGTGCCTGTTGCCTCCGGATCATTTCCTTCATGGCCTGTTCCATCTTTGCGTTCTCCTGCGCCTCACGGATCTTCTTTTCACGCTCAGTCAACGGGAAGATCTCGATAGGTTTGTCGAGGTAGCTTTGCTTCTTCGCACCAGGTTTAGAAAACGCATTGGACATACATACGGCAAACGCATCGTAAACGTACATCCCTTGTAACCAGGCCTGTTCGTTTTCGATTTGCCTCTTTAAACGAAACGCTTTCCGAAAAACAACTGCTAAAAAAGGAGGTTCGTCCCAATACTGCTCAAAACTCATGCCCATTGCGAGGTATTGCGGACAAGCCTCCTCAAATAATTCTTCAAATGTTTTAGGCAGATCCTCGTCTTCTATCAGAACTTGACTGCCATTTTGCGAGGGTTTGCACCTTCAACCTCGCTTGCAATGAGGGACTGGAACGGTGCGGCATAAAGTTTGCCAAGGTATCCCATTTCCTCATCGTTAAGTCCGCCCAGGCCATCGAACAGGATACTGTCCGTCTGCTCTTTCGTCATGTGTGGATGGTGCATCAAAAACGCTCCCCAGAACAGCAGGGGGATCATAGTCATAGACTTGGACTCAAGGTTGTTGACATCGAGTCCGGCCTGTTCCGTTTTCACAACGGTTCTCCGGCTAAATTCAAGCGTGTACTCTTTCCCAGACTCCGGGTCGGTAATAACCATTGGTTTTACCTTTTCGATCTTTTCACTCATGCTCTATCTCCTTATCAATTAGGGGCAGCGTTTTGCTGCCCCATTTAATTATGCCGAAGTGATGGATGCAGCCGCAAACAGGTAGTCACCCTGCGGAGCAATGTTCAGATTGTTCTCAAGGACGGCATCTACATCCGCACCACCGAAGCCCAGAGGCAACGGTTCACCGGGGAAGTAGAAGGAATCCAGTCCAGAACCTTCCTGGTATGCAATCTCAAACCAGAACCCAAGGTTGGAAGCAGTCGCAGTTGCGTAAGCGGCAATGCAGGTATCCCATGCATCCCGGAACGCTTCATAGTCGTTGACGGTAAGCTGAATGGAACCACCAGAGTCATCAAGGCCACGGATATAGGTGTGGTTCTTGGTTGCCGAAAGCGGAGTGCTCTGCAACATATTAGGGTCATTGAAGATTGCCGGAATAGCTTTTACACCGGGAATGACCGTATATCCGGTACTGGGTCTGTCAGTCCCAGAAGTACTCGGAGCATACTTGACGAGCATTCCGGCAGTGCTAACAGCATTTGCCATATTGCATATCTCCTTATTTAAACTGAAATAGTAGGCATCTTATCTTCTCCTCCGATTACTCTCCGGAATCTGCCTACAATTGTGAACGTGTCACCAGAATCGATGTTCGTTTCCTGGAACTCACGATAGTAGAGATCACTAAAAGCCTTTCTAGCAACATCAAAGATATTGTAGGCCTCTGTTGCTGCCGTATTGGCTTTTGCACTCACGACTTGTACTTCAAAGACGGACTCCCACTGGATGTCCTCAAAATCGATCTGGGTGAACTGAATCGGTCTGTTTCTATCTATTTCGTGGATATAGCAAGCCGGGAAGGACGAAGGTTTTGCCACCAACCTGCTTGTACAGTAGATTGACGGGTACTTATCCCGGAGCGCATCGACCACGAAGGTATAGACAGCATTGCGTGAATATTTCATTTTTCGCTGAACACCTCTCTAACAATGCGTGGGAGTTCCTCTCGCATTTTCTTTCCGGCATAGTACATTGGCATATACGCAGGTGTTTCGGTAAGTTTTTCACCACCGTACCACCAAAAACCATATGTCGAATACTTCTTTGCGTGTTGCTCAGAATAAGAACCGGGATATACGCTGACAAGAGGTGTGTAATCACCATGATTCGCAGCGGAATCACCAGTGCCGAACTCGACAAAGTACACATCCTCACCGCTCATGACGATCTTATAACCGTTGCCGATCTTCACCGGAGGGTCGATAGTGGCATCAGTGTTTCCGTCAGCGTGAGTCAAGTGCAACCGTGCTTCCGATGCGCCAATCTCTGCCAGTCTACGGCAAACCTCATCGAGGCCTGGGAGAATGTCCCGTTCGTAGTCTTGCAGTTGCTTCACAGCAAAGTCGCAGCCCTCTGGAGAGAGGTCAATAACGATTGTCTTGGTCATGCGGAATCAATGTGACCGTGGTTCCCATCGATCTCGGCAAGAGCAATAACGACCTGGTTAATTGTTCGTGAGATCCCCGTGCAGCGGTAGTTGTGGTGTTCGTAAGCAGGGTTTGCTTCAAACCACCAGATGGTGTCGGTATCAAAGGGAGTGTCGAGATCGTCAGTTACTGCGGTCTTCGTGAACGGATTGTCCACACCGAACATTTCGATCTCCGCCTGTCCCCTGCCACCGCTCACGTTCATCTTCGTTTCCACGGGTTCCGCATAGGATACGGTCTGCTCTCCGGTGTAGTTGCCGTCAGAATCGACCACCTGTTCCACACCGTTATACAGTGCGTAGTAAATCGGTCGTTTGTTCCTCTGGTTTGTCCTCAACGGATAGCACCTACTCTCACATAGGGCAGCACATGGTTGTGTATATAGTCTAACATATCGGAGTAGCGGAACTGACGGTGTACGGAGTTCTCGATGTGGGTCTGCTCACCTTCAGCACCTGCCTGGGTGTAACCTGCGACCACTGCGTAGATTTGAATCCCTTCATACTTTGCAGGGACATCCGTAACATCGTCCGGCACTCCACCAATGAGATGGTACATCCATGCGAGGATCTCGTCCCCGGCAACGGAAATGTAAGTGTTCAGTTTTTCGTCACTCGGAACATCCCCACCGTCATCAAGCAGTGTCTGGATCACAACGAGTTTCTGTGCATCAGTCATTAGAAGCACTCCTTAGAGTGTGGGGGAGGGGTGTCTTACCCTCTCCCCCGTGTAGGTTGATTATGCGCTCACAACGCTCGGAGCGTGAACGTAGATGCCGTTGGCTTTCTGCTTCTTGACCCAAGCATCGTGATAGATACGATAGTTGAGTTTCCAAGCATCAGCTTCCTGGTTGACCGCAGGGCTGAAGATGTTGGGGATGTTGTGCTTCACGACCTGCATAACGGCAGTGGGATGAACCACCATGAAGTTGATGGTGGATCCGGCAGCAGTGTAGCCACCTGCGCCATCGTGGTCGGTGGGCTGCGCCAGAGTGCAGACAGTGTTGAAACGACCGGACGGGACAGTAACAACCTGCATATCGTTGTACATCTCGACATTGTAGTCGATGCCGGGTTCACGGTTCATCGTGTACCTGGTAATGCCGGACTTGAGGAACTTGTAGATGGTCGGATTCACGAAAAGAATCCTGCCCTCATACGGGACTTCGGCATCGTCCAGGGCAGCGGTAGCGGTGTCGATAGCAGCAATAGTGTTGTTTGCATTTGCGAGGGTGTCAGCGACCTTCATGCTGTCAGCGGCTTCTTTCGCATACTTTGCGAAACGATAGGCATCGATTTCCGGAACGACCTTGATGCGCTCAAACTCACCAAGGAGGGTTCCAAAGGCCATACCAATGGACTCTTCGTCATCCATAGCATCAACCATGAAGGAACGACCACGGTCTTTGGTAAGCTGATAGGCTCTCCAAGAACCATCCACATCACCGGGAACAAATCCGGCATTGCGGTTGTAGTCACCCAGGCCGACAGGATCAGCTTCATACAGATATACGGTATTTGCGTTGATAAATCTCACACGGTCTTCTGCCGTGTCGAGAAGGGCAGTCTTGCTCCCATACTTATAAATCTCGTCCAGAATGGGCAGATACTTGGAAGCAAGGCCAATGCTGTTGCCAACAGGGGCAGTAACAGTAGTTGCCATTTTCTTTTCTCCTTATTATTTAATAGGTGGCAAGCCGAAGTACCTCCGCAGAACATTGTCCGCTTCGTGATCGGCCTCCCTTGCGGTAGGAGGAGAACCGGAAGTGAGTGTGGGCTGCTTATTGAGAGATGCGGCCTCATACTCTTTCTTCTTGATCTCCAGGAATGTCTGCTGACACTCCATAATTCCGGCAGCGTTGTTGTCCGCCATAGCCTCCGCTGCCTTGAGGGCTAAGTCCTTGTCATAGCCAAGAGCGAGGCATGATGCGACATACCCACTAATGGTCTTGTCCCTGCGAAGAGTACGCAGTTCCTCTTCCACGGCAGCTTCACGCTCTTTGCGCTCGGCATCGGCACGTTCCTGCTCGGTCTGCTTTTCACGCAGTTGCCGTTTCCAGTCAGCGGCCTCGGAGTTTGCCTTGGAGAGTGCGGTCTTCAGTTTGTTTACTTCTTCGTTGCTGTCTTTCGGAGCAGGAGCCTCAAACTCAAACTCCTCCAGTGCTTTCAGCTTTTCTTCTGCGGTCATCTCCGCATAGTTTTCGATCTTGGTGGTATCAATCTTCATGCTCTTTCTCCTTGCGTTTGTTAAGGTCAGTTCCCTCTGCCAAAGTGTCCGTTTGTCGAGTTTTCATCTCGTTTGCGTTTTTGAACAGTTTCACTACTGTTTTATGCTAAACTGGCATATTGCCATTTGTAGCCATATGCTTGGGAGTATTCCCCATGTATACACTTGTGAATGTTTCCTGCCCCAAATCCGTTCCTATCTGCTTCTTGTGAGAGGGTGGTGGGAACATTCCCCACTCATGCGTTCCCCTCTTGCTTATGAAAAAATCAGCTCGCAACGACAGTTAATTGTGTTCTCTGGGAGGCTAAACAATCCCGGTGCAGGTGCGTGATCTCCATCGTATGTATAAAAGTCTTCGTTAATACCGACAGTCATACCCTCAAGGTACTGGTGCGTGTCACGTACCTTCTCATCCATCATCGTGACCCATGTCTTCGTCCTCGCACCTGCTGCTTTTGCAGTGCTGAGTGCGGCCTCGTTCGCATCCCGGTGCGTTTCCGTTTCCACGATCCTTATGAGATCGTCCACGGTTCCTCCGTTTGAGAAGTAGTCCTCCGTGCGGTCTTTCCAAGTCTTACCTGCCACTTCCTTGTTAACGACTTCGTTCACATCTTCCAGTGTTGGTTGCCAGTCAAAGGATAGGTTTTCGTTGGTTACGGTATTACCAGTTGCGTATGCGAGGAGGAAAAGGTCGAGCATCTCATCAATGATGTCTTCCTCTTCCTGTCTGGCCTCGTCCCTCGGTGGAAGGTTGCCGTCCGGGAACATTCCTCTTAATTTGAGGGTGAAATTGTTTATGTCATCGAACGGCAGGATACTTGCCATGTCACTCCACCATTTCTATGAGGTTGAGGTCGAAGAGTTGGTCGGCACGTTTGATAGGCACTTCCCACTCCTCTCCGAACTTCATCTCCCGTTGCAGTTCCAGGTCGTAGTAGATCTTCTTGCAGCGGATCTTGACGGTCTTGTTGGGGTCTTCGTACTCATCGTCCTTGCCTGGGAGGAGCAGTTCGTTCCAGATGTCCGGCAACGGTTTGTACTTGAATTTTTTGACCCCTTTGTAGATCTCGTCCAACGGCAGGTTTTTCATGTCGAACGGGAGAATAAACCCGTTCACACCGTTTTCGATTCCGATTTCCCGTGCCACTTTGAACTCGGTTACGATGACCGGAGTGCCGACAGACAATGCCTCCACCACGGAGTA